ACAACATTTATGAGTGAGATTCATTCTAATAAGACTTCTCAAATCTTTAGATTTAGGAATGATTCTGGTGCTACACAGCATGGTGCTATTAGTGTTGATGCTAGTGCGTTTTCTATTTTCACTCATTCAAGTGGTGGTTCACCATTTAAAATTTATCAGAACGGTTGGACTTATGTATTTAATCCCAATCAACATTTTGAAGTAGGAAGTGGAACAACTATAAACAATTCAGGTGCGAACTTTATTGGTGTCGTCACAGCATCATCCTTCTCTGGTGATGGTTCTGCACTAACTGGTATTGCCGCAACCGATCATGTATCTACATTTGATTTAGTAGTTGCTGGTATAGCCACATTCTACAATGATGTTAAGATTGTCGGTGGTGGTTCTACTGCAGGAAATCAGATTACAATTGGTGCTACCACACTCAATGATGGAACACTAACCTTTGATGGTACAGCAGGACAGTTGTTCTCGATTAGTAATAATTTAACTGATGGTTCTATATTCTCTGTTAATGATGTTTCTGGTATGCCAAGCATTGATGTTGGTGCTGCTGGAACAATTCAATTGGCTCCTTTTGGTGCTGGTGAACTGGTTGGTATTGGAACCACACGTCCAACATCGAAGTTAGATGTTGTTGGTGATGTTCAGGTTGTCGGTGTCGTAACTGCTACTTCATTCTCTGGTGATGGTTCTTCTCTAACTGGTGTTGGAGATACTAGTGATATATCCACAAGAGGATTAGTTGTTGCTGGTATATCAACCTTTAATAGTATTATTAAGGGTCTTCATGAAGTTCAAGTTGGTGGTGGATTAACTGTTGTTGGTGTTACTACATTCAATAATGATGCTTATTGGAGAGGTCAAGGTGGTTCTGATTATGATATGCAATGGACCCGTAGTAATGGGCAATTAAGAATAAAAGATAGTGGTAAATTAGTATTCGGTTCTAGTGGTGACGTATCTGTTTATCACAATGATACTGATTTTTATCTTTATAATACAAAAGGAAATAGTTACATACAAAATACTGGTGATGTTTATCTTCGTACTAATGGTACTGAGAATGCTGTTATTGCTAAGGCAAATGCAGAGGTTGAATTATATTATAATGCCATTCAACAGATGGAAACCACTGCTCAAGGAATTGATGTTACTGGACGTGTTGAAACTGACCTCTTAAATGTCTCTGGTGTTTCTACCTTTAATGATATTGTTAAGGCACAACATGAAGTTCAAGTTGGTGGTGGAGCAACAGTTGTTGGTGTCACTACATTCAATAATGATGTATATTTCTGGGGTGGTGGAAAGAATATCCAATGGGATCAAAGTGATGCTAAATTAAAATTTGCAGATCAAACATCATTAGTGTTTGGAACTGGTCAAGATTTTTCAATTGAACATGACGGTGGTAATACTTTTCTTACTGAAGGTGGAACTGGAAAATTAGTTATAAAATCTAATACTGTAACAATTTCTGATGGCAGCAATAATTCTATAGCAGAATTTATTGATGGTGGAGAATGTCAGCTCTATCATAATCACGTAGAGAAATTGAATACTGAAGTCGGTGGTATAACCGTTGCTGGTGGTGTTAATGCTTCTGTTGGTACTGGTACATTCTTCGGACTTGATATAGGAACCAGAGGATTAGATGTTGATGGACAGACTGACTTAGATGAAGTAGTAGTCGCTGGTGTAGCAACATTCAGTAATCAAACGAAACATAGTAATCATTCCAGATGGAATGACAGTTTCCAACTACAACTAGGTGATTCTGGTGACTTAAAAATATATCATGATAGTAGTACTAATACTGGTAATATAAAAGATGAAACTAATAATAAATTACGTATTGGTGCTCGAACAATAACCTTCCATGATGAAGATTTAGCAAGAAATTATGCATCATTTGCTGAACCCACATCTGGATTTACAGGAATTGTAACTGCTACTGGTATAAATCTTGTTGCTGGTTCTGGTAGAGCACTAGGTGCTACTGGAATTATAACTGCAGTCGGTGCAAATATAACTGGTGTTTTAACTTGTGTTAATCCTTCCTTCACTAATGTATCCGCAATCGGTGGTAATTATACTGGTGTCGTCACAGCATCATCCTTCTCTGGTGATGGTTCTGCACTAACTGGTATTGAGGCAGGTGGAACTGGTGACTTCTATGTAGGATTCACAAGTTCTGTCACTATGAATGCTAATAGTTTTGAAGTGACAGGACATACATTCCCATCAACAGTAAGTAAAACTTATGTGATTGATTCCATCATGGCATCAAATGTTGCTAATGTTGGTGTCGGAACAACTGTAAATCTTATTGCTTCTATCTCATCAAACTCTGGTGTTGCTGCAGGAACTACAGAACAAACTTACATTGCATATAATATTCCTATTGCTGCAGGTGGTGCGATTGAATTAATCAAAGAACCAATTGTTGCTAACCCGAATGATATTGTGAAGTTATGGGCTACTAATTCAACATATGTTGGTATTGCGAGTGCTATTCAGGTTCACATGACATATACTCAGCAAGATAGCACTGATTTCTTCGGTAAGTATGCTTCTAATACATCAATAGGATCCACAACAATAATTGGCATACATACTGCAGGACCTACTTATGCAGCAGCTCTTCAATCTATTCATCTTACTAATAGAAGTGATGTTGGAGCATTCCCAGTTGATATTATGTTGACAAATAGTACGGGTGTTGTGACTACATATCTTGTTAAGAATTTAGTCATACCAAAATATTCATCAGTAGAAATTTTAGAGAGACCAAAGAGAATGGAAACTGGATCAACACTAGGAGTCAAGGTACAACAAACAGGGACAATAGATGTCGTTGTTTCAGGTAAGAAGTACTCTTAGAGGTAATATAGCATGAGTGGAATATTTGTATTAGGTCAAGTTGGTAGACAACAGGATAGAGGCACATGGGATACATTATCAAATGTATTTCTTACCGAAAAATTAGAACCAGTTTTAGGTAATTATGGATATATGGCTGGTGGATATGATAAAAATCATATTTGGCGTATTGATTTTGCTAACGATACCAATCTTTGTCCAGCTAGATCCTCATTCGAACTTATTAGTAATGGTGCACGTAGTGTAGAGGGATTAAGTAGTAAATCTTATGGATATTTTTCTGGATGTAATGATAATCCTGCACCTGATACATCAAGGGTACATCGTCTTGATTATGCTAATGATACAGTAACAGCAGCAGTAAGAACTTATCTTTTAACATCCACAGATACTTACAACACTTCACATAATATAGATTATGGATATTTTTATGGAGGAGCAAATTCTAGTATACAACGTATTGATTTTGGTAATGATACAGCAATAGCATTAGATAGAGGAGATCTAACGCTAGCTAGAAGCATTTCTATGGGATTTGGTAATATGGCATATGGATATGCTGCTGGAGGTGCTCCATATAGTTCTATAGATCGTATTGATTTTAGTAGTGATACAACAAATGCAGTAGCAAAAGGAAATTTAAGTACAGTAAATTATGATGGTGGTGGATCATCAAATAGTGCATATGGATATATTGCTGGTGGATATGGTGATCCAGCTGGTCATATATCAACAGTAGATCGTCTTGATTTTAGTAGTGATACAACAAATTGTGTAGCAAAAGGTCCATTAAGTGTTGGAAAAAGACATATTGGATCAACAGGAAATTCTATTGCTGGATATCATGGTGGTGCTTCTCCTGGTAATAGTGTATTAGAAAGAATTGATTATTTTAATGATACAGCAACAGCAGTATTAAAGGGAAATATTTCAGATGGAACATGGGGATGTGGAGGAACAGGTAATAGAACTAAAGGTCTTCCAGAGTTATCAACTAATCATTCAGAAGGAGTTCCTTATGGATATTTTGCTGGTGGTGATGAACCTGGTGTACCAGGTCAGGTATCAAAAATAGATCGTCTTGATTATGATAATGATACTGCGACTTGTTTACATAAAGGCAACATGATATCAGCTGTGGAACAATGTGTTGCATGGAGTACTTTAAATTATTTCTATACTACTAATGGTACAGGTAATAAAGTCCAAAGATTGTCTTATATGAATGATACGGCAACAGCATCAGAAAGATCTTCTAGCGGTATAAGTCCAGGTCAACGAAGATTTGGTGTGCAGAATACTAACTACGGATATATTGGTGGTAAGGCAGCTGCAGGAACAACAGTAGAAAGAATTGATTTTAATAATGATACTGCAGGAGGAATAACAAAAGGTCCATTAACTAGTGGTAGATATGCTGCTGGAGGATTAAGTAATCAATCTTATGGATATATTTGTGGTGGTACTCCATCAAAATCATCGATAGATAGAATTGATTTTAGTAATGATACTGTAAATGCACCAACAATAGCAAATCTTCCAGCAAACACAAATGGTTGGAGTGGATCTAGTACTCTTGCGTATGGATATTTGGGTGGTGATTCTAGTGAAGTATATCGTATTGATTTTTCTACTGATACAACAGCAGCAACACCAAAAGGTCCATTAGCTGGTGGTAATGGTAGTTTTGCAGGTTCTACAAGTAATGATAAATCTTATGGATATTGGGGTGGAGGAAATCCAGGAACATCAAAAGTTCATCGTCTTGATTTTACTAATGATACATCAACAGGAACAGAAAAAGGTCCATTAAGTGCTGGTAGAAGATGGGTCTGGGAAGGAGCATCAAGTTCTAAAGAAGCTGTTCTTAGTGGACTTAGATCATTCCAATATGATTATACATATGCAACACCTGCTTCTGTTTCAGAAACAACACTAGATCCAGGAAAATCACAAGGTTATTTAACTGGTGGTATGACATGGGATTATAGTCCCTTGAATGAACTATCAATTTCACCAGGATATGGATATTTTATGGGTGGTGGTAATCCTGGTTCAATATCAACAATAGATAGGATTGATTTTGGTAATGATACTGCTGATGCATTAGTAAAGGGAAATTTAAGTCATATAAGTAGAAGAATTGGAGCTTTCACTAGTCTTAATTATGGATATAGATGTGGTGGATATAATGCTGATACAAATGCTGCTATAACAGATATAGAACGTCTTGATTATACAAATGATACAGGAACTTTAGGAGATGCAGGTTATTTAACTGTTGCTAGACATTTTGGTGCTGGATTATCAACTAAAGATTATGGATATCTTGGTGGTGGTGAAGATCCATCGAGTGTTGTAACAACAGTAGATCGTCTTGATTTTTCTACTGATATGACAACAGCAGTAGCAAAAGGTCCATTGACTGTTGCAAGAAAAGGAACAGGTGCTGTAATGAGTGCTGATTATGGATACTGGGGTGGTGGTACTGATCCATCGGGTGTTAAATCAACAGTAGATCGTATTGATTTTGCGAGTGATACTACAGCATGTGTAACGAAAGGTCCATTAACTGAGGCAAAAACGTATGTATCAGGAACTAATAGTGCAGATTTTGGATATGTTGGTGGTGGATATCAACCATCAAGTCCTTATCCAAGATCAACAGTAGATAAGATTAGTTTTACTAATGATACAGCAACAGCAGTAGTAAAAGGACCATTGACTGCTGCTAAGTACAACGGAGGATCAACAGGTAATCAATCTTATGGTTATTGGGGTGGTGGTGCTACTCCTAGTCTTGTATCAACAGTAGATAGAGTTGATTATTCTAATGATACAGTCGCAGCAACGGCAAAAGGTCCATTGACTGTTGCTAAAGGTGAAGGATTTGCTGGAACTTCTAATCGTGCTCTTGTATCTCAGATAAAACTAAAAGGTCTTACTGAAACACTTCCAGAAATACAAGGTCCATTAACTTCTAATACTACTGATTATGGATACTTTGGTGGTGGTGGATTTTCTTCCATAGGTTCAGTAGTAGATAGAGTTGATTATTCGAATGATACAGCAACAGCATTAGTAAGAGGTTCATTGAGTGTTGTTAGACATCAATTTTCAGCAACAGGTAATGAGTCTTATGGATACTTTGCTGGTGGAGAAACTCCTTCTGAAGTATCTTCAGTAGATAGATTTGATTATTCTAGTGATTCATCAGTGATGGCACCAAAAGGTCCATTAACTGCTACTTGGTTTGGTACAGGATCTGCAGGTAATTCTTCTTATGGATACTTTGCTGGTGGTGATAGTCATCCTGGTTATAGAACAACAGTACATAGAATTGATTATAGTAATGATTTAGCAGTAGCATTAGTAAAAGGTCCAATAACATCTGCTAGATATCATCTAGCAGCAACAGGTACTCCTTCTTATGGATGGTTTGGTACTGGTGGTAATCCTAGTCCTGGTCCTGTAACAACAGTAGATAGGATTGATTATAGTAATGATACACCAACAGCATCACCAAGAGGTCCATTAAGTCTTGCTAGAATATCTCCTGGAGCAACAGGTAATAACGATTTTGGATATTGGGGTGGTGGTCATCCTGGATACTCAACAGTAGATCGTGTTGATTACTCTAGTGATACAGGAACATCACCAACTAAAGGTCCATTAAGTGTTAGTAAAGGTTGGCGAGCAGCAACGGGTAATCTTTCTCATGGATATTGGGGTGGTGGTTCTCCTGGTGAATATTCAGCAGTAGATAGAATACAATATAGTAGTGATACTGCAACATCAGTAGTAAAAGGTCCATTGACTCTTGCTAGAGGGGCATTAGCAGCAGCAAGTCCTAAAGCAAATGCACTTCCACAATCTTATACATCAACAGTAACATATTCTAATGGAACTTCTTTTGGTGGATATCTTGGTGGTGGACTTTATCGTAAGTCCAACATAGAACGTATGGATTACTCTAATGATGGTGTAGATCCAATCAATAAAGCAAATTTCCCTAGAGGTCTTCAGGTTAATAATGGTGCCGTAAGTAGTCTTATTAGTGGATATTGGATGGGTGGGGAAGCAGGTCCTAGTTCTCATCAGACATCAACAATTCATCGTCTTGATTATGCGAACGATACCAATGTGATGACAGTAGGAAATAGGATTGCTGCTGATGATTCAGCTGGTGCATTTGGAAATAAGAATTATGGATATACTGCTACAGGAACATCAATGGAACGTCTTGATTATGCGAATGATCTTGCTGGTGGGTTGGAGAGATCTACAGGAAATTCTAGCGTTCATGAAAGAGGAGCAACAGCAGGTGCTGGCTATGGATATTATAATAATACTGGTAGTAGAATTGTTCGTCTTGATTTTGCGAATGATACAGTTGCTGCATCAGAAAAAGGTCCATTAAGTTATGCCATAGGGCAGAGAAGTACTGCAACAGGTAATGTTAATTATGGATGGTACTTTGGTAGTGGTCCAACAACAGTAAATAGAGTTGATTATAGTAATGATACTGCAACAGCAACAGTAAGAGGTTATTTAGAAACTCTTAATCCTTTATCCGCAACGTATGCTTCTAGTCATGGTAATGAAAATTATGGTTATGTTCAGGGATATTACCAACCTACTATACAACGTATTGATTATGCAAATGACATGGCAACAGCAATAACCAGAGGTGAGAGTAAAGCGTATTTGGGTGGTGCAATGTCTGGTGGAACAAGTTGTAGGGAAAATTCATTATCTTTACATACAATTGGTCAAACATCTGAGCAGTGGAATACAAATCCAATTCAAATAATACCAACTTTTGCAAGAGGATATTTCCAAGGTTTAGCTCCTGGACATCCCACGGAGGCAATTAAGAGAATTGATTATGCAAATGATACAGTAACAGCACCATCAAGAGGAACCCTAAGTCCTGGTACTTGGAATAATACAGCAACAGGTAATGAAAATTTTGGGTATTTTGCTCAACCAGCTGCAACAACAACTCGTCTTGATTATTCTAATGATACCGCATTAACAGTAGCAAAAGGTTCATTTACATCTGGTCAAACAGGACAATTTGGAGCAGCTGCTACCAGTGATTATGGATATTGGGCTGGTGGTGCTACTCCTTCTGCCCCATCTGGAACAACATTTGTATCTAGACTTGATTTTTCTGATGATACCACAAATACTGTAGCAAAAGGTCCATTAACTGTTGCAAAAAGAATGGTAAGAGGAGTTGGTAATCAATCTTATGGATATTTTGCTGGTAATTATCCTGCAGGATCAGAAATACAAAGACTTGATTATTCGAGTGATACAACAACATGTACAGTAAGAGCAGTTCTTGATAGAAGAGAAATGGGTGCAACAGGTAATGCTGATTACGGATATTTTGGTGGTGGTGATCCTGCTAAATCACTTGTAGAACGTCTTGATTATTCTAGTGATACAACAGCATTGGCACCAAAAAGTCCATTAAATTTTTCTAGACATAACCTTGGAGCAGCAGGTAATATAAATCATGGATACTTTGTTGGTGGTGAACCTGGTCCTCATCCTTATCATTCAGTAGTGGAAAGAATTGATTTTGCTAATGATTCAGCAACACCAGTAGTAAAAGGTTCATTAGATGCTCCTGCATCATATGTCGCAGCATGTTCTGGTGGATCAAATGCACTTCCTCAGGTTCCAATGACATTTTAGTAATAGTGTGCTATAATATCTTATAATATATAAGAAACAAATATAATTGTTTATGGGTGTGATGATTGCCCTTCCGTGTCACGGAGGGATTGTGGCAGAAAAAACTACGATGAGTTTATTCAATCTGGGTAAGCTCTTTGTTCGTAGTGGAATTCCACATGGATTACTAACACAGGCAAACTCTTCTTTGATTACTCAGGGAAGATCTAAGTGTGTTAGTTTCTTTATGAATAATACAGACCATGAATATTTGTTATTTTTAGACAGTGATATTGGATTTAATCCTGAAGATGTGTTAAAGTTAATGAATCATCAGGTTGATATTGTTACTGGTGCATATCCGATGAAGACAATACCCATAAGGTATTGTGTGAATATCATACAACCAGAGCAAAGGAAAGGTGATTTAGTTAAGATAGAAGGAAATGGAATGGGGTTCTCACTCATTCATCGTAATGTCTTTATAAAAATGGCACAAAACTTTCCTGAATTGAAATATACTCCTCCTACTAAAGATAGTAATGTTCCCCCAACACAGGGAGAAATAGATAATTCATATCATTTCTTTATGGAACATAAAAAAGGCGATGGGTTCTTATCTGAAGACAAGAGTTTCTTTTTTCGAGCAACTATGCTAGGATATGATACATGGCTAGATACTACAATTAAACTCCAACATGTTGGTTCACATATTTTCGCAGAATAAATTATGAAATCTGGTTCTACAGAAACTGCATATCATTATCTTGCAGAGCATTATAAATTTCCTGAAGATGTAGAAGTTACACATTTTCCTGATAAACTAAGAGAATCTAATAAGAAGTATAAAATTCTTTGGGCACATCATGCATATGATCAACCAGTATTCAATGGTTTCGATCATAATACAGTAGATCATATTGTTATTCCTTCTCATTGGGCAAAGGAACAATTGATTAAGTACCATCATGTACCTAAAGATAAGATTACTGTAATTGCTACAGGTGTATCTGAGAAATTTACTTTCTCAGAGAATAAAACTAAGACTTTTATTCATACTTCTGTACCATATAAAGGATTAGAATTATTCCCTGCGATTATACCCCTGATTCATCAGAGACATCCTGATGCTAAGTTTAAAATCTTTTCATCAATGTCTTTATACGGACAGATGAATGATCCATACATTGAATTGTATGATAAACTAAAGACGATGCCGAATGTAGAGTATTCTGCAGTGGTAGATCAAGAAGAGTTGATTAAGTGTTATCAGGATGCTGCATTCTTTTTTCATCCAAATATTTGGGAGGAAGTATTCTGTGTATCAATGGCAGAGGCAATGAAGTCTGGTGCTTATCCAATCATTACAAATATTGGAGCACTACCAGAAGTATCAACAGAGCAGTTTGCTTCTATTGTTCCTATTGATGGAACCCGAACCACTGAAAAATATATTGTCACACAAGACTTTATAAATAAATTCGCAGAGGTTTGTTGTACTGCTCTAGATTATTTTGAAAATGATCGAACATTATATAATCAGATCTCAAAATCTGCTTCGAATCATATTACACAAAAGTGTGATTGGAAGAAAATTTCCAAACAATGGGAAAAGTTAATTACAAAAATTACAAGTGGACAATTTATGACTACCGAAAGCACTGAAAAGAAGCAAACTTCTTTATCATATCAACCAATTGATGCTCAACAAGCAGTTCAAGATGATGATTACCTGTATAGGGCATTTGAGAATGTAATGAAGTGGGAGGAAAGTGATAAGGAACTCGCACAGGGTAGAACAAACTTCCAGTTAGAAAAGTTTGCACTACTTGATACTCATACACTTCCAGTTGCTTTCGAGAACAGTCTTAAGTCAAGAAGACAGATGGCAGAAGGATATATGTACAAACTCATTGAGATGAAAGAGAAGGTTCGTGAGTTTGAGTACAAGTGGAAAGATCAAGACAAAGCAAAGCCTCTTATGTGGGATTGTGGTGGTGGTCCTGATAGTAATAAGAAACTATGTTGGTTCGACTTGGATGAACTATCACTTACACACTACCTAAAGTCTAGTGAGTTAGAAATTCGTGATAGACTACACCAGATGGAGCATCTAGATAAGATTCTTGAGAAACTTATCGAACAGAATGGTGGTAAGGTCGTAAGTCGTCAGCAGTTCCTTGATAATGATGGTGCATATTGGGAGCGTAGATTTGCTGATCAGGCAATGGATGAAATGGTTGCTGCTCAGACTGGTATTTCTATCGGTAATCTTCACAGTATGCGTCGTGCATCTGCACCAGCAATTGTTGATAAGAGAAATGAATTACCGAATGGATATGTAGGACTGAATAAAGTTCTTGAAAGTCCTCAAGGTAAGATGGATTTCCTTAACGATCTTCAGAAGAAAGTTCTTAATGGTATTGAGGAAGTGACTGGTGAGAGCCTAATGCTTGGAGGCACCAAGGAAGAAGAACAGAAGAGATTAGAAGCAGAGAAGAAGAGACTAGAAGCAGGACAATAAATTCTCCTGATTTCAAAATCAACTTTTAATTCCAAAAATAGGCGTAAAAAAATCCCAGTATTTTTTTCGCCTATAGGTTTTTTTATGAAAGGTAATTAATTATGAATCAAAAAACTATTGTCGTAGATAATTTTTATGATGTTGCACATATGTATCATAAAAGTTTTTCTGAGCATGTTAAAGAAATCAACCCTCAAGAATTACCAGAGAAATTATCACATATTTTAGATCGTCCTATTAATATAGTAGAAGCATTTAATGTAGTAGATAATGAAAACACACCCAATACAATTACGGCAAATACTGGTTGTGATTGGATTGCTGTAATCTATCTTACGATGCCAGCAGATTGTGTCATGAAGAAAGGTGTAAGTTTCTATACACATAAGATAACAAGGTTAGAATCTTTTCCTAATGAGAGTGAAATGGATATTCATGGGTGGCAGAACATGGAAGATATAATGAGGACATTTGATGTTAATAATAAGGAACAATGGGAAGAATATACTAATTTATTTGTAAGATATAATAGATTGGTTCTATTTCGTGCTGATTTGTGGCACTCGTATGGAACTGGCTTTGGTACAGAACTAAATAACTCAATGATGTACCAAAAAATATTAATACAAAATGTCTAGAGGAATCTTCGGTCTTAATGAAGCATATAACGAACAAGTATCGGGAGATTGGTCTACTGCATCTGATGTATGGTTAATTGGATCACCAGTAATAGTAGCAAAAGGTGATGTTGGATATTTTGCTGGAGGTAGAACTGCATCAAGTCCTGCTACCATTGTTTCTTCAGCAGTTCATAGAGTTGATTATAGTAATGATAATACATCACCACTAACAAGAGGTCCAATAACTCAGGCTAGACAATATACAGCATCAATAGCTAGTCTTAATTATGGATATATTATTGCTGGTATGACAGCAATTGCTGATGCTACTCAGACAACAACAATAGACAGACTTGATTTTGCCAATGATACAGAAATATCATTGGTAAAAGGTCCATTAAGTGATGGTATAAAAGGAGGGGGAACAGCAGGTAATAGAGATTATGGATATTATGGTGGAGGTCATAATCATCCTAATGGTAATCGATCAACACTAAGTAGAATAGATTATAGTAATGATACTGCAGTTGCTGCAGCAAAAGGTCCATTAGCACTTAATACTGCATACATATCAGCAACAGGTAATCAATCTTATGGATATTGGGGTGGTGGTGTCTATGCTGGTTCAAACCAATCAACAGTGCAAAGACTTGATTATTCGAGTGATAGTACAGCAGCAGTAGCAAAAGGTCCATTAAGTCTTGCTAGACAATATAGAGCAGCAACAGGTAATGCTAACTTTGGATATTTTGGTGGAGGTTATACTCCTACTGTATCGACAGCAGATAGAATTGATTATTCAAGTGATACATCAGATGGATTGGCAAAAGGTCCTTTAGCAGTTGCTTTATATACTTTAGCAGCAACAGGTAATACAACTCATGGATATTGGGCTGGAGGAGCTTCCCATGTTTCTACAGTTCAAAGATTAGACTATGCATCTGATACAACAGCAGGAATAGAAAGAGCGTATTTAGTTAATGGTACAGATAGATTTGGAGGAATGAGTGCTGCAGCAAATGCACTAGGAGTAGGACTACAAGGTGCGGCATCAAACACAGGAGTTAATAGAGTACCTGTCGGAACTAATTTTGGATATACTTTTGGTGGTTATAAACCTAGTCCTGGTTATCTATCAGCAGTGCAAAGAATTGATTACAGTAATGATACAGCAACGGCACCACAAACTGCTTCTTTACCGAATGCAATGAACAATAGAGCTACGGTAGGAAATACTAATTATGCATACGTACAACCAGGAACTGGACCTGCAGGTACTAATATGCAAAGATTTGATTATTCTAATGATACATCAGGAACATCAGCAAAAGGAGGAGTTCCTGAAGGTCATGCAAATTATAATACAGGTAATGAAGATTTTGGATATTTTTCAGTAGCACATCCAGAAACAAGTGTGTTTCGTTTAGAGTATGCTAGTGATACTTCAAACGCATTAGTCAGGACATATAGAACAGTTAGTAATCAAATTTATAATGGTGGTGCTGCAGGTAATTCTGATTTTGGATACTTTGCTGGTGGTGGTCAAAATGGAACTGCTGGTGGCACTGTAATGGATAGGATTGATTACAGTAATGATACTGCAACAATGACAGTAAAAGGTCCATTAACTTCAAATCAAACTTATGGTATAGCAGCAAACGGTAGTGCTAATTTTGCATATTGGGGTGGTGGTGATGGTGGTTCTGGTCCTACTCCGGGTACTAGATCAACAGTAGATAGACTTGATTATTCGAGTGATACAACAGCAACAGTAGCAAAAGGACCATTAACCATTGCTAAAGAAAAAACTGGATCAACAACTAGTACCTCTCATGGGTATTGGACTGGTGGTGGAACTGCTGGTTATACAACAGTAGATAGACTTGATTATTCGAGTGATACGACAGCATGTGCTACAAAAGGTCCATTAACTTTTGGTTCTATAGGACATGGTGCTGGAAGTTCCAGAGAAAATAACCTTCCAACTGAAAACATTTATTCAACTACTGTTTCTAGTAGTGAAGAAGTAAGTGGAACTAGAAATGCTTTACCTAATTATGGATATTCGATGGGTGGTTGGTCTGCTACTTCAAAAGTTGATAGAATAGATTTTGATAATGATACAGCAACCTCATTAAATAGAGGTAATTTAACTGTTAATCATGGATATTGTTATGGAGCAGGTAATAATGATTATGGATATTGTGCTGCTGGTATAGCTCCTGGTTACATATCAACAGTAGATAGAGTTGATTTTGCGAATGATAGTGCAACAGCATTAGTAAAAGGTCCATTAACTTTTGCTGATAGATGGGGTTCTGGAACAGGTAATAAAGATTATGGATATTTTGGTAATGGAATCCAAGCTGATGCAGGTGGTTCTAATATAACTCGTGTTGATTATTCTAATGATACAGCAACATCATTAAATAGAGGTTTCCGTTCCAGTGGACATAAGTATGCAACTGCAGCAGTGAGTAATGCTGATTTTGGATATTGGATGGCTGGAAGCAGTCCTACAGTATCAACAGTAGATAGACTTGATTTTGCGAATGATTTATCAAATACATCACCAAAAGGTCCATTGAGTTCGGCAAAACAAGAAATTGCTGCCTGTGGTAATGCTGAGTATGGATACATCACTGGTGGTCCTCAACCTGGACTTACAACAGTAGATAGAATTGATTATTCTAATGATTCAACAGATGCATTATCAAGAGGTCCAATAACTGCTGTTAAGTATGGTTTTGCAGGAACAAGTAATACTGTTGGTGGATATTGGTTGGGTTCTGGTCCTGGTAGTGCAGCATCAACAGTAGATAGAACTGATTTTACTAATGATACTGCAACAGCAGTAGCAAAAGGTTATATGAGTAGTAATAGAACTTTGATGGGAGCTGCAGGTCCTAGAATGAATGGACTTCCACAATATTCATTAACAATAAGCACTCCATTTGCCTTCGGAGAAAATTCAAGAACAACAGCAATAGATAATTATTTTATAGGTCATGGATATGTTGCTGGTGGTCCTGGTAATGCTCCTGCTCCTTCTAAACATACTCATGTAGATAGAGTTGATTTTAGTAATGATATGGTGCAATCATCAATAAGAAGTCCTTTGCCTGAGGGGACAAATGGAATGGGAGCAGTAAGCAGTCAGACTCATGCATATTTATTTGGTGGTGGTTATAGTCCTACTGTTAGCTACATTAGTAGAATAGATTATAGTAATGATACAGGAGCAGTATCACCAAGAGGTAACACAGCAGTTGAAAGACGTTGGTGGGGTTCAGTAGGTAATACTAATTTTGGATGGATGACTGGTGGGCGAAATCCTGATTATACAAGAATAGATAGAATAGATTATAGTAATGATACAGCAAATGCAACGCAAAGAGGATATCTAAGTTCTACTAGATACTCTGTTACTGGAGTAGGTAATTTAAATTATGGATGGTTTGGGGGAGGAGAACCTGGTCCATATTCAACTGTGGATAGAATGGAGTATGCGAATGATACAGCAACAGCATCACCAAAAGGTCCATTAAGTCTTGCTAGGGCTTATATAGGAGCAACAGGTAATTCTAATTATGGATGGTTTGGTGGTGGTTATCCTGGTACAAGATCAACAGTAGATAGAATTGATTATAGTAATGATACGGCAACAGCATCAGTAAGAGGTCCATTAGCTGTTCCTAATTGGGCTATGGGAGCAATGGGTAATGCTTCTTATGGATGGTGGGGTAGTGGTGATCCATCTGGTACAGTATTACAACGTATTGATTTTTCAAATGATACTGCAACGGCATCAAGAAGATCTGACATGGCTACTGCTAGAACTGAATCTTCTGCTACAAGTAATGTAATGAATGGACTTCCACAAACATTCTCACAAGGAACTGTTGGTTCTTATGGTGCTGGATATTGGGCTGGTGGTTATGATCCTGGTGCTCAAGTATCAAGAGTAGATAGAGTAGATTATTCAAATGATACAGTAATAGCATCACAAAGAGGTCCATTAAATAATAACAGAGCTTTCAATGCAGCAGTAAGTAGTGTGGATTATGGATATTGGGGTGGTGGTAATGCTCCTGGTGGCGTATCATCAGTAGATAGAGTAGATTATTCAAACGATACAGTAATAGCATCACAAAGAGGTAATTTAAGTCAAGCTAGAATTCATTTTGGAGGAGTAAGTAATGTTAATTTTGGATATTTTGGTGGTGGTGATGCTGGTTCAGATTCAACAGTGGTAGATAGAGTAGATTATGGTAATGACACTGCAACAGCAGTAGCAAAAGGTCCATTAAGTGCTGCTACAAGATATGTTTCAGCAGCAGGTAATAAATCTTATGGATATTTTGCTCATGGTGGACCTAGCACCAAATCAACAGTAAATAGACTTGATTATTCAAGTGATACAACAGCATGTGCTACAAAAGGTCCATTAGCAACTGCTAGATCTCAGATGATGGCAGTAGGTAATGAAGATTTTGGGTATGTTGCTGGTGGTGCTCCTGGTGCAAAAACAACAGTAGAAAGAATTGATTATAGTAATGATACGGCAACAGCAGTAGCAAAAGGTCTATTAAGTGCTGGTGCTTATAAGGCACCAGGAACAAGTAATAGTTCTCATGGATACATTGGTGGTGGTAGTCCTGGACCAATGTCAACAATACAAAGAATTGATTTTGCTAATGATGATGCAGTAGCATCAATAAGAGGTTCATTAAGTGCTGCTAGACAGGGTGCTGCAGCAACAAGTGCCAGAGCAAATGCACTACCAATAATCGGAAGTACAGTTTCTGAGTTTACTAATATTGTCACTCGACAATACTATCCATCATCACAACGTGTTTATTGGGTTGGTGGTAATAATAATAATTACGTAGTTCAAAGATTTAATATTCCTAATGATACTGTAAATGCAGTTCCTCGTTATAGTCTTGTTAATCCTGTAGGTGCACCAAGTACTAGAAGAAGATCTGGTGTAAGTAATCAATATTATGGTTATGTTGCTGTTAATAATTCATCTTCTACACATATAGAGCGTCTTGATTATGCAAGTGATACAGGTATGACAAGCTCTCATTTATATCTTGCTGATGGTAATACTCAGACAGGTGGAGCAACAAATACAGATTATGGATATATTGCTGGAGCAAGTAATAATCCTTCACGAGTGCAAAGAATTGATTATTCTAATGATACAGCAACAGCATTGGCAAGAGGTAATTTAGCTGATAACTTCCAATACCATTGTAGAGGAGTTGGTTATGCTAATTTTGGATACTTTATTGGACATCAACCTGGTATTTCAACAGTAAATAGAGTTGATTATAGTAATGATTCAGCAACAGCAGTAAGAAGAGCAGATGGAATAACTGGATGGGGAAGTAATGCTACAGGTAATGCTTTTTATGGATACTTTGGTGGTGGTGGTCCAGGTTCTACCCGTACTGATGTAAAACGATTGGATTATTCTAGTGATACAACAACAGTATCACCAAAAGGACCATTAGCTGCTGGAAGGTCTGAACATGCTACCGCATCAGGCAATATTTCTTATGGATATTGGGCTGGTGGAGAACCAAGTTCTACTAATGATACACGTATAGATCGTATTGATTATTCAAATGACACAGCAACAGCATTACAAAGAGGTGTTGTTACAGTTAGACTTCAGAATTCTGATAAACTTTCTGGAGGACAGGATGCACTTCCACAATAAGAATAATATGCTATAATAAAAAGAAAAAATTATATGAGACAAAACATTATTATTGTTGATGATTTTTATGACAATCCCCAAGAGGTGAGGGATCGTGCATTGTCTGTAGAATATCCAGAACCTGAAGGAGGATATACTTATCCTGGGAAAAATTCTGATGGTTCATATTATGATGATAAAGTTCATGGTGCATTTGAGAAATTAGTAAAGGGTGATTTAATACCTGCAGATCAGAATGGATACTTTCGTATCTCATTAGATGGAGTCAAACATAAACAAGATGTTCATGTAGATCCTGGTTGGGATTGGGGTGCAGTCATATACCTATCTAAACCAGAGGATTGTATTTCTGAAGGTGGTACTTCTTTCTGGAGACATAATGATCTCCGTTGGGAATGGTGCCCGAATGATGATGAACATGCACAGGCATATGGATATCCAACATACAAAGAAGCATGGTGGACAACTGTTTATGGTATGGGACAGAATAGAGAAGAATGGACTAGATATATGTTGTGCCCTATGAAGTATAATAGACTAGTATTATTCCGTACTCGTCTTTGGCATTCTCATAGTGAGAACTTCGGTGATACTCTTGAGAATGGTAGATTAGTTCAATTATTTTTCTTTAGTGATAAAAAGTAAATCATGAATCAAAGTTATTATTTTATGGCAGGACTTCCACGTGCTGGAAGCACCTTACTGAAAAGTATTATAAATCAGAATCCGAATGTCCATACTGAACCAGTGAGTCCAGTGATGGAATTGATGTATCATACGGAAGAATATTTTAAACAGAGTGAGCAGTACATAGGTTATCCAAAACCAGAGAATGCTTATAAAATTATTCATAGTTATGTTGAAAATTATTATTACAATATAGATAAACCAATAATTATAGATCATAATCGTGCATGGCCAAATAACATAGAAAGAATTAAAACATATATAACTCCGAACCCTAAGATCATTTGTCCTGTAAGAGATGTAGTAGAAGTGCTCACATCTTTTATTACAATGATACATCGTAATTCGGATGAGGTTTCATTTGTAGATGAGTATTTGATTGAGAAAGGATATACAGTTGATGATGATAATAGGTGTCAGTATTTAATGGGTGATGATGGTATTGTCGATCAGGCACTCTGGGCACAGTTGCAAGCTTTTCTTAGAAATGATACGAAACATTTATTAATGGTTGAATATGATGACATGGTTGATCAACCTGATGAGACGATGAGAAGAATATATGATTTCTTAGAGGTAGATTATTACCAACATGACTTTAATAATGTGGCAAATACTCACCGTGAGAGTGAAAAACAGTGGAATTTAAAGGACATGCACCATGTTCGTAAAGAAGTTAAGAGGACTTCTAAAAGACCTGAAGATGTTTTATCTCCTCGTATTCTAAATAAGTATAAGAAACTGGAATATTGGAAGTATCCAGACAGTCCTTATTTGGAACAATATGGCAAGCAATAAAAGTGGAGTATTTACATTAGGAGATGTAGGAGAGCGTCAGGAAACTGGTTCTTGGGATACGGCATCGGATGTATGGATGATTGGATCACCAGTAATAGTAGCAAAAGGTGATGTTGGATATTGTATTAGTGGTGTTAATCCAGATTACAATACTCAAATATCAACAGTACAAAGAATTGATTATAATAATGATACATTAAATACATCAGTAAGAGGTCCATTAGGTCAAGGAAGATTTAAAGTTGCAGCAGTAAGTAGTCTTACTCATGCATATGCTGTTGGTGGAAAAATTGGAAGTCCAGTAACTCAAATATCATCAATAGAAAGAATTGATTATGGTAATGATACAGCATCACCATTAGTAAGAGGTCCCTTAAGTTCATTGGCCCTTAGTTCGGGACAATCAGGAGCAAGTAATAGAAATTATGGATATCTTATGGGTGGTGGTGATCCTTCTAAAACAACCGTAAGTAGAATTGATTTTTCTAATGATATTGTAGCAACAACACCAAAAGGTCCATTAGATAGGGCAGCAGCAGGTGCTGCTCAATCTGCAGGAGTTGGTAATCAAAATTATGGATATATTGGTGGTGGTTTTCAGGCGGTATCATTTATAGATAGAATTGATTATTCTAATGATACCGCAGAAGCATTAGCAAAGGGACCATTAAGTGCTGGTAGGCGTTATCTTGCAGCATCTGGTAATTCTAATTATGGATGGTTTGGTGGTGGTCACCAACTACCTGGTCCTGGTGCTCAATCAGTAGTAGATCGTATTGATTATTCTAGTGATACAACAGCAGCATCACCAAAAGCTAATTTACCTGCTTCAAAGCAGAAACATTCTGGAACAGGTAATACAACTCATGGATATTTGAATGGTTTTGCTGATGCTAAAACCACAGTATATAGAATTGATTATGATAATGATACAACAAGTCCTACAGTAAGAGGTAATCTAACAGCAGCCAGATATAATGGTGCATCAACAAGTGCTGCTGGTGATGCACTAGGAGTAGGACTACAAGGCACAGCATCAAACACTGAATATATTAGAGATGTAGCTGCAGGACCTGCTTATGGATATTGGGCTGGTGGTTTAGTTCCTTCTATCAGTTCAACAGTAGATAGACTTGATTTTAATAATGATACAACAACAGCAGCAGTAAAAGGTCCATTAACTAGTGTTAGAAAAAGACATGGTGCTTGTGGTAATAATAATTATGGGTATATTGCTGGTGGTGAACCTTCATGTGCTACTTTAGTAGATAGAATTGATTATTCAAACGATTCACCAACAGCATCACCAAAAGGTAATTTAACTAGTAACGCAGATTATATTACAGGTGTATCTAATAATAATTATGGATATTGGGTTGGTGCTAAGAACCCTGGTGGTAGTAGTCTATCAAATATGATTAGAACTGATTTTTCTAATGATACTGCAGTAAGTCCATTTAGAGGTACTCAGAAATCTGCTAAAGAAGGTAGAGCTGCAGTAGGTAATAAAGATTTTGGATACTTTGCTGGTGGTAATCCTGCTACATCAGAGATAGAGCGTATTGAATATGCTAGTGATTCTGCAACAATGGTAGTAAGAGGTACATTAGATAATATATCACCATCAGCATTTAATAAGTCAGCTTCAGGTAATGCTTCTTATGGATACGTTAGTGGTGGTCCTGGTTGGCCTTCTGCTGCACAAACATTTGTACAAAGAGTTGATTATGCTAATGATACAGCAGAAGCATTACAGAAAGGTCCATTAGCTGCTGGTAGATATAGACATGGAGCAACAGGTAGCCGTAATTTTGGATATCATGGTGGTGGTTTTGATCCTGCTTCTCCTGGTCAAAGATCAGATATTAGTAGAATTGATTATTCTAATGATACAGCAACAGCAACAACAAAAGGTCCATTAAGTGCTGCTAGGAATTATGTGGCAGCTGTCGGTGCTAGAGAAAATGTACTTCCAATAGGAGAGATTATATATTCAACAACTGTTTCTAGTAGTGAAGAAGTAAGTGGAACTAGAAATTTTGGAAAAAATGAATATGGATATTTGGTTGGTGGTGAATTTGGAACAGAAGTATGTAGAATTGATTATGGTAATGATACGGTAACATCAATAAAAAGTAACTTGACTGCTGCTGGTAAGTATAAAGCAACAGTAAGTAATACTAATTATGGGTATGCTGCTGGTGGTGCTAGTCCAGATACATCAATAATAGATAGAATAGATTTTGGTAATGACACAGCAACAGCAGTAGCAAAAGGTCCATTATCTTCTACTCGATCACAATTTGCAGGTGCAGGTAATCAAGATTATGGGTATTTGGGTGCTGGTAATCCTGCAATAACAACAGTAGAAAGAATTGATTATTCTAATGATACAGCAGATGTATTAGAAAGAGGTTCATTAACTTATGGTAGTCGTTGTAATGCAGCAGTAGGTAACCCACATTATGGATATTGGGGTGCTGCTAAAGGTTCTGGTGGTCAACAATCAATAGTAGATAGAGTTGATTATAGTAGTGATACTGCAACATCAGTACTAAAAGGTCCATTATCTACTACCAGATATGAGGCAAATGCAACAGGTAATGCTAATTATGGATACTTCTGTGGTGGAGGTGATCCTATAACGTCAGTAGTGGATAGAATTGATTATTCTAGTGATACAACAACAGCATCACCAAAAGGTCCTTTGACTGATGGTACCATAAGACCAGGAACAACAGGTAATGCTTCTTATGGATACGTTGGTGGTGGTGCTCCTCCTTCAGGTGGTCCAAAATCAACAGTAAATAGAATTGACTATAGTAATGATACAGCAACAGCAATATCGATATCTAATTTAACTGAAACAGCAGATGCGATAAGTGGATTGAGTTCTAAAGAAGATGGACTTTCACAATATTCATTAACAATAAGCACTCCATTTGCCTTCGGAAATAATCCAACAGTATCTTATCCTTATGGATATTATGGTGATGGTAATAATTATAATACATTAGTAGAAAGAATTGATTATGCTAATGATAATACATCACCAACAAGAAGAGGTTATTTGTCTGCTGGTGGTGGTGTTTATGTTGGAGGAGTAGCTAGTTTAAATCACGGATACTTTACTGGTGGTGATGTACATCCTAACACTGTTATATCGAGAGTAGAAAGAGTTGATTTTTCTAATGATATGGTACTTTCATCAATAAGAGGTCCATTGACTAGTAATAGAGTTGGTACAATGGCAACAGGTACTAAAGATTTTGGATATGTTGGTGGTGGTAATGCTCCTTCTGCCGTATCATCAGTTGATCGAATTAATTATGCCAATGACACATCAACAGCATCTCCAAGAGGTCCATTAAGTGAAACTACAAATTATGGTGGAGCAACAGGTAATCCTTCATTTGGATATTTTGGTGGTGGTAATAATAAATCAATAGTAAATAGATTAGATTATAGTAATGATACGGTAGCAGCAGTAGCAAAAGGACCATTATCTGCTGCAGGAACATACCAATCAGCAACAGGTAATAAAGATTTTGGATATTGGGGTGGTGGTTCTCCTGGTCCTACTATATCAACAATAGATAGAGTTGATTATGCGAATGATACGGCAACAGCATCAGCAAGAGGTCCATTAAATACGGGTAGATATAGACATGGAGCAACAGGTAATACGACTCATGGATACTTTATGGGTGGTCAACCTGGTACAATAACATCAATAGAAAGAGTTGATTATAGTAATGATACTCCAAAAGCTACACTTGTAGCACCTATTCTTGGAGGTAGTAATTCTTTGAGGGGTGCTTTCAGTTCTCAAGCAAATGCACTTCCACAAACATTCTCACAAGGATATGTTGGTTCTTATGGTGCTGGATATATCGCTGGTGGTAATAATCCTGCTGTTCCTGCTACTGATTGGAAATCAGATGTAAATAGAATTGATTATGCAAATGATACAGAAACAGCAGCAGTAAAAGGTCCATTAAGTATTGCTAGACGTTTAGCAGCAGGAACAGGTAGTTCTTCTCATGGATACTTTGGTGGTGGAGAAGTTCCTGCTGCTACATCAACAATAGAAAGAATTGATTATTCTAATGATACACCAATAGCAGTAGCAAAAGGTAATGCGACTAGTGCTAAAATTGCGATGGCAGCAGTATCTAATGTTAATTTTGCATATTTTGCTGGTGATAATCCTACAGAATCTACAGTAGATAGACTTGATTATGGTAGTGATACTACAGATGCAGTAACAAAAGGTCCATTGAATACTGCTAGAGCTTATATGGCAGGAGTTGGTAATAAATCTTATGGATATTTTGTTACTGGTTTTAGTCCTTATAATTCACAAGTACAAAGAATTGATTATAATAATGATACTGCAACAGCAGTAGATAAAGGACCATTGAGTAGTAGTAGATATGGAGTAGGTGCAACGGGTACTGAAGATTTTGGATATGCTGGTACTGGTAGAACACCTAGTCCTGGACCAGTAACAACAGTAGATCGAATTACTTATGCTAATGATACTGCAACAGCAACACCAAAAGGTCCATTAACTGTTGCTAGAAGAAGATTAGCAGCAAATGGTAGTAGAAGTTTTGGATATTTCTGTGGAGGTGGTACTCCAAGTATAATATCAACAGTAGATCGTATTGATTATAGTAGTGATACAGTAGTAGCACTAGTAAGAGGTGCATTAAGTGTAGCTAAAGATGGTACGGCATCATCAAGTGCCAGAGGTAATGCACTACCAATAGTCGGAAGCACAGTTTCTGAGTTTACTAATATTGTCACTCGTCAATACTATCCATCATCACAACGTGGATATTGGACTCAAGGTTATCCTAGTCCATTAACATTAATACAAAGAATTGATTTTGCGAATGATACGGTAGTGGCAGCAAGAAAAGGTAATATGGCTGTAGGTAGATATAATGGTGATGCATGTAGTAGTACTGATTATGGATATTTTCAGGGTGGTTCTCCTGGAAAATCAGATGTATATCGTCTTGATTATTCTAATGATACAGCAGATGCACCACAAAGAACTTATCTTGCTGGTGCTGCTTATGGTAGAGCAGCAGTAAGTAATAAAGATTATGGATATTGGGCTGGTGGTAGTCCTGCTAATCCTCCAATATCAACAGTAGATAGACTTGATTTTTCTAATGATAGTACAACAGCATCATCAAAAGGTCCATTAGCAAACAACAGAGCACAAGCAACAGCAACAGGTAATGCTAATTTTGGATGGATTGGTGGTGGTACTGTATGGGCTGGTGTACTATCATTTGTAGATAGAGTTGATTATGGTAATGATACTGCAACAGCATCACCAAGAGGTAATTTAAGTTATAGTAGTGCCTACTTTGCTGCAGCAGGTAATGCTGATTATGGATATTTTACTGGTGGTTATACATCACCAAATGTATCAAAAGTAGATAGAGTTGATTATAGTAATGATACTGCAACAGCAACACCAAAAGGTCCATTAAGTGCTGTAAAAAATAGACACGCTGCAACAGGTAATATTAATTTTGGTTACTTCGGTGGTGGAAAGGGTCCTTCTCCTGGAGGTTCATCATCAATGGATAGAATTGATTATAGTAATGACACTGCAACAGCATCGGCAAGAGGTCCATTACTAACAGCTCTAGAATATAATCTCGCTTGTGGTGCTGGAGAACATGCACTTCCCCAATTTGGTGGATAATGTGCTATAATAATTAAAACTGAATTTTTGTTATGATAGACAACCCATTAACTTATATTTTAGTAAGAAGAAATGTAATTAATCCTGAAGGAATCAGGGAGATAGTTAATCATATTGAGTCTTCACCAGCAGAAGACTTATCTGTTTTTGATTCGGAGACAACGAATAGAACAGGTGAAACATCATGGAGAGTTGATAAAGAAACTAGAGACACACAGATTGTTGATGCTGGACCTTTGTTTCCAAAAATAGAACAACTATATCATGATATGGTCAGAGAGGTTGTTAATCCTTTCTTTGAGTGTCAGGTAGATAGTAGTGAAGTTCCACAGATACTTTCTTATGGAGTAGGAGGACACTATAAGCCTCACATTGATGGTGAAAGTATATGGGTGACACCAAAAGGAGAACACATCTGGAAGAAATCTACTGATAGGGATTTATCTTTTGTCCTTTATCTGAATGATAATTTTGAGGGTGGTGATTTTATATTTCCAGATCATGCAATCAGAGTAAGACCAGAACCAGGTATGCTAGTTGCCTTTCCTTCTACTCATTTTTATAAGCACGGTGTCGAACCAGTGACAAAAGGTAAAAGATATTCTATAGTATGTTGGGCTACTGTAAAGGGTGCTCCATCGATGAAGGAAATAAATGATAATATATCAAGACAATATGGTGTTCCTGTGGTTTAATTTATGGCAAACATTTTGGGATTGCAGTTCGGGCACGATGGATCAGTCTGTCTTGTCAAGGACGGTAAGTTGGAGGCATGTGTAGCAACAGAAAGAATTACAAGAAAGAAAAAAGATCAGGCATTCAATGATGATGTAATAGATTATGTTTTACAACAATCAAATCTAACATTCGATGATATAGATTGTATTGCGACCAATGATTTCAAGCAAGAAGTTTTTGGCAACAAATATCTCATAGAAGATATGCCTATGAGAGGGAAGAAAGTGAAGAGTTATATTATTCCTCATCATATGGCACATTGTGCTTCGGTATATTATACAAGTTCATTCGATGATGCTTATTGCTTCAGTATGGATTGTAGTATGGGAAAACCAGAAGCAAATTCATTAGTTGCCTATGGAAAAGGTAAGAAAATATTTGCCGAGTACTGCCCTAATAGAATGGAAGGAGTATTATATGGTGAGGTGACAGAGAAGTTAGGATTAGGTCCAGCACTTCATAAGGCAGGAACTACGATGGGTCTAGCATCCTATGGAACACCATTTGAGTTTGATTGGCAATCATATACTGATGAGATTAAACATAAGATGGATGTTGCAGCAACAGTTCAACAAGTATTAGAACAAGTTTCTCTAAAAGTTATTGAGGACATGGATGATAAGACAAATAATCTTTGTCTGTCTGGTGGATCATTTTTGAATTGTAATGCGAATGCAAAAATAGTAAAGGAATCTAAGTTTAAGAATTATCATATCTATCCTGCCTGTGGTGATGATGGAACTTCTGTGGGTTCAGCACTCTATGTCTCACATCATATCTTCGGTGAGCCAAGACATGATTATGAACAGAAAGATCTTTGTTATACTGGAAAGGATTATCAGATACAGGAACCAGATTATAAACAGTTGGCACAAGAACTTGCGAATGGAAAAATTATTGGATGGTTTCAGGGTAGATCTGAGTTTGGACCAAGAGCACTAGGTAATCGTTCTATACTTGCTGACCCTCGAAATCCACACACCAGAGATATTATTAATCATGTAGTCAAGAAGAGAGAATGGTTCCGTCCATTTGCTCCTGTAGTATTGGAAGAACATTATAAAGACTGGTTTGATTTCCCTATACCTAGTCCTTATATGCTCTATACGGCACCTGTAAAACAATCAGATAAAATACCTGCTGTGACTCATGTAGACGGGTCTGCGAGGTTCCAGACCATCAATGAGAAGACGAATCCAAACTACTATAGATTAGTCAAGGCATTCTATGAATTAACTGGTGTTCCTGTGCTATTAAATACCAGTATGAATGGAAATGGAGAACCAATAGTAGAAACACCTGAAGAAGCAAATGAGTTCTTTAATAATTCTCATTTAGATATGATGGTTATAAATGGTGAAGTGAAATCTAAATAATTAAAAAAAAAAAACAATGACACAATACATAAAACATTATTATAAAAAAACGAGTGATGATACATGGATAACATCCATTAAAAAAATATACAATTCAACTACTAATCAATGGAGTTCTGATACTACATTTGTAGAGAGAAGAAAACCTGATAAAGAATATCCAGGTCTTGGTACTAAAGTATGGATTTTAGATAGTGAGGGGGTTGACATATGCCTTTCAGACCTTCCTGATTCTACTAGTGTTGAAAATGTTTCATATGATAATAAAAAGGTTGTTCAGATATTAAATGAAGACCAATTCAATTCTGTTAAAGACCTTGTGGATGCTTCAAATAATCTTAATATGGAAGCGAATGAACTTGGAGTGGAAGCAGAATTATTAGAAGAAGGATCTGATGAAAAGAATACTAAACTTGAAGAATGTGAAACTAAACTGCAAGAATCTAAAAATAAGTTCGAACAAGCACGAAGCACATTATATTCATTTTAGTGTTGACATATGATTAAAAATCTCTTATAATATCTACATCTTCAACATCCTTGTAGTTTTGGGATTGAAGTCACTTTCCTGTGGTGGGGGAAGTGTGTTGGTGAGAACACAAGGGGAGTTTGACTCCCCTTTTTTCTTGTATAAATTATTATGACTTATCAAAAAGATATGAATTATACAGTTTTTTCTAAGAATGATTGTCCATATTGTGAAAAGATAAAAGAAGTATTAAAGTTGACAGAAATTAACTTTGTGGTGTATACTTTAGGTGAACAATTTGATAAAGATGCTTTTCATGGTGAATTTGGTGAAGAATCTACCTTTCCACAGGTAGTATGTGATGGAAAAAAACTAGGAGGATGTATTGACACAATCAAATACCTCAAAGAACAAAAAATTATCAACAACTAAACTAAATAATGTTAACATCCCTCTAAATAGAGGTATTGATTTTATTCTTAGTGAGGGTAAGAAAAAAAGAAAACCATTTCACATTATATTTGATAATGTTGTTTGTTTCTTTAATACAGAGATAGACATTTACTTTGAATTTTCCTTAAATTTGAGGAAAAAAAAATAATTCCAAAGGAGGTAGCAAATGACCATAGAAACAATACTAGTCTTAGTGTTACCGATATCCTTTTTATTATTTTGTGCAGGAGCACTAGGTGGATGGATTGCACGAGACTACATGATGAACTATCAGGAAATACCAAGACCTCATCCTGAAATGTTCGATGAAATGGGAAATTTAGTTCCCGATGAGGTTATAGCATTCAGATTTGAAAACAATTATGACTACGACGAAGAAGACGAAAACTAAACCAACAGTAACAAGAAATAAAAAGGCTACACCTTTTGTTGTTGACAATTTACCATCCAGACCTTTAGTGTTTGAGGTGTTGGATTTAGTATCCCGTTCAAGAAGTAAAGCAAAAAAAATAGCAACTCTTCAAAAATATGATGATCAATCATTAAGAAGAATTCTTATATGGAATTTTAATGAATCTATACAATCAATACTTCCAGAAGGTCCTGTTCCTTACGTTGGATATGATGAACAGAATACTTATAATGGAACCTTGAGTACTAAAATATCTCATGATGTTCGTACTATGCATGAGACAGGAAATTTTTCTTTAGGTGTGAGTGATCAACAAGGTCATACAACTATTCGTAGAGAATCTAAAAATTTTTATAACTTTATCCGAGGTGGTAATGATGCCATGAGTAATATACGTCGTGAAACGATGTTTATTAATATTCTTCAAGGTCTTCATCCATTAGAGGCAGAGATTGTTGTTCTTGCTAAGGATAAATTAATTTCTGATAAGTATAATATTACAAGAGAAATCGTTGAAGGAGCATATCCTAATATTGTATGGAGTGATAAAGAATGACTACTGTAAAGGAAGCAAAAAAACCTGAAAGAAAAGAAAATATATGGACAAAAGAAGAGAAGGAAAAAATAAAATCTCAATATGGATGTGATATAGTTATTGAAGATGGTTCTTTAGGTGATGTTCATACAAAGAAAGCACCTACTGATTCTTATATCGTTCAATATGAGTATGATAATAAGGTTCATTTTGATTTAACTAGAGGTACCAAAGTTAATCTTTTTGATATGTATTGGGATAAATTTAAAAATGGTTTAAAGACTATTGATTATGGTAGTGGCACTATAAAACCATACCTTTGGGGGTATCAATCACCTAAACAATCAAAGAAAAAAAGAAAGGTATAAACCAAAATTGACTTTTAATTCCAAAATATCGGGGCAAAAAACCCCGGTATTTTTTTGCTCTGTAGGGTTTTTTACATAACTACTTGACTATATAATATAACTGTGTTATTATTAACACAATCGTTCATCCCCCCTTCGACTGGGGGACGCAAGTAAGCCGACTCGGAACGGATCGTTCATCCTGTTAGCAGGACGC